CTGCTTGTTCTACTGTAGCTAAGGGTAATTCACTCCAATTGTAGTCGTACCACTCCCCCTCTGGGTTTATAAATCTAGCTGCTGCTGATTCATAGTCTTCAGGGGCTTCTACGAAGTCGCTTAGAGCGTCTGCTTGTGTGTCAAAACCTAACGCTCGTAAAGTTGTAGCAACATTCTCACTTGGTTGATCTATGCCATAACGAAGGGCTTTTTGGAACTCATTTGTCATTAGCCTAGTTTATATTATTAGGGAAGGAAGGTGAATAGATTCTTATCCTCTTGGACATGCCCTTTCTGCTCTCTTGCGAACTTTAATATTATTTGCAATTACTAATACACTAAGAAAGTGAAGTAAATTTCCCTCTCGTTGGGTAAGATCTATTTTAGAAAGTGTTGGAATTAAGATAACTGATTTAACTAATATCATATCACCAACTGATGGATCATCTCTGAATAAAGGATTGCTTTCTGTAACACATGGAAGTGTTATAAACTTCTTGGATGTATATATATCTAATAATTGAAGGGTAAATAGTGTTCTCCATTGTGTAGGTGTTATTGGTTTAGCAAGTGAAAACTGTAACTTTCTCTGACTTTCCTTTAACATTGATTCTATCAACTTCTGTGAATGTTCTTTCTGGGCATAGATAATAAGTTCTTTCCGATAACAACAAGTCCACCCCATCATAATTTCTTGTTTGTCCTTCGAGTCTAGCTCCCAAGTTGACTGCATCTCCGATGACGGAATAGTCAAATCTAATTTCTGAGCCCATGTTTCCAACGATGCACTCGCCAGTGGAGATACCGATACCCACATTAATAGGAGGTAAGTTGAGAGGTTTAAGTTCTTCATTCAATTCTTTTGTTGCCTTTAATATTTCTAGTGCAGATTTTACAGCGACGTTTGCATGGTCCTCACAATCCAAGGGAGCATTCCAAAATGCCATGATGCAATCGCCCATGTACTTGTCAATCGTTCCGTTATTATTTATTATAATCTTAGTCTGAACATTTAAGAATCTATTAATAAGTTCTACTAATCCTTCTGGGTTATCATTGTTTTTGTAGTGCTCAGAAATAGGGGTGAATCCACATATATCCATGAAAAGGAATGTCATCTCTCTTCTTTCTCCACCTAACTTTAAAAGTTCGGGGTTCTTTTGTAGTATTGCTACCTGTCTTGGGTCTAAATAAGTTTCAAATTGCTTCTTGATCTGTTGTCTAAGTTTATATTGTTCCCTGAAGCGTAGATAAAAAGCCACCGTTGCAGTTATAAACTCAGATATAAATGTCCATGTAACATCGACCAACATCCCTTGCTGTGCTGTCCAATAGCCATAAAACCCCGTAGAGAGCATAAAGATAGAGGCGTATGCTATTCCGAGGGTTATGCCTAAATAGTTCAATAGCATCCACATAACGACGATAGAAGCCAATAATAATGTTACCTCTAAAGCTAATGCGTAATCTGGTATGTAAGGACTATCCTCTATTAAAATACTTTCTGCTAAAGCTGCTTGTATATGATGTGGATTCATTAGCCCAACTGGTGTGGACAACTGAGGCATAACTCCGTTAGCCGTCACCCCTACAATAACGAACTTATCTTTAACCTTCATTTCTTGCAGTGTTGTAGAAGGTGTATCTACCCATGAGATCCACTTACGTCCAAAAGAATCAACAGATACAGGTGGAATTCCCTTTACTCTTATTTGCTCTATCCCATTTTCATTCGTCTTAATAACATAGGTGTCTGCCCCGGCTAATACTTTTAATATCTGGGTTCCAAATGCAGGGGTCCAGCCATCAGGAGTACGCATTAATAAAGGTAGTCTTCTTGTTAAGCCATCAACATCTATGGGGGCAGAGGATATTCCTTGATAAGCGTTATCCCTTAACATTTTAATATTCTCTGTAGCCCCTTGAAGCATGACACCACCTATGTCATCTCCCAATATGACTGTCCCGGTTGTTGCGGGGTACTCTTTATTATTAGTTTCAAACATAGCTATCACACTAGGGTATAAGCCAAGTACATTGGCGAACTCTTCATCTCCACCAAATCTGTCTGCTTCACTAAAAGCTATTACATAACCTACACCCATAGCTCCACTATGCAATAAGTCCATGTGGATCTCTGCTAATCTCTTTCTAGGGAAAGGCCACCCACCTTCTTGCTGTACGTCCTCTTCAGTTATATCTAAAGTTACGAATAAACCAGAAGGTTCTTGGTCCTTGATCCATGAATCAAATACCTTTAACTTTAGTATTTCAAGAGGTGTCCAACTTAAAACTAACGGTAAGGCTAATAACACCATTAGTCCCGGTAGGGTTAAGCGTTTAATCATATTGAGTTATAGTCACCGTCTTTGTGCAATTGGTTACGCAGTTATAGGTAGCTGTAAAACTTTTATCTATTGCTCCGCTTTGAGTTACCGCTACGTTGTAATCGTCTTTATAGAAATTAAGCCTGGCAGTATGATCCCCCGATCCTGATTGAGTTATTGAGGCTGTTCCGTCGTCCGCATCGGAATACCAGAATATGTCAGCGTCATGGTCGCCTGACCCTGACTGAGTGATAGTGCTAGTGTTACCGTCAGCACGAGTATAATTATAAATATATCCATTGTGCTGTCCTGTACCCGACTGCGTAATAGTGCTAGTCGCGTCATCACCGAACGCAAGGATTTTAGCGTACTTGTTATTACCCGTTTGAGTAATCGTATAGGACGTATCGTCCCCCGCCATAAGTATCTCCCCATGATTACTGTCCCCGTTTTGCGTTATAACTGCTGTGTTATCATCCTGATCTAAATCTAGATACCCATAATTATTATCCCCTGTCTGGGTAATTGTAAAGTTATTATCAGAATGATTGGACCATTGAGAATATGCTTTAGTCGTATTTCCTGAGCCTGTGGTGTTTAAATTGATTGTTGCCCTAGTACAAGTATGGGTTGAATAGACTCCGTTGCTTAAACCACAATAGACTGTGGCATTGTTTGTGTAGCCTACTTGCTTAATGTTAATGATGGAGTCATCGCCTTTCTGCTGGACAGTAATTGCATTATTCCCAGCAACTAAGGGAAAACTAATCAGACTGATTAATAATAATCGTACCATCTCCTCCTCCGTTTACTGTTATATTTATAAACTTACCAGCAGATAATATCTGTACATTATATGCACTTCGTTTTTCAATTTGTAAATCTACTGTATTTTCTACACTTCTAAAGAAGGTTAGCATCTCTCCGTCTACAAAACTATAGACTTGAGCTTTTGGGTCATATCCTGCGATGATACCTTCTATCGTTACATCTCCTATCTTGGAGACTCTTTCTTCACCTTCTATGAAAGCTAATAAATCTATTAAGAAATCTACACTTAATAAATCTATCGACAGTCTATCTATCTCTAGTTCATCTTCGTCTAGTTCATCTTCATCAAAGTTTTCTTCTAGGAAGTCTACGTCCAAGACATTAGTGCTCTTAGCGTTCTGATCTTCTACTGCTTCTTGTACTTTATCAGGTGGGTTAACAATTAATAAGTTATTAATTAAACCCAAAGTCATATTAACCAATGTAACAGGCTTAGTGGGGGGTGCTTCAGAAACGCTCACCATAGTCGCTTGAAAGGGCTTATTTAGTATTTCTACACCTGCTGCGGTCTCAACTGTAATTTCTCCTGAACTCGTACCGTCTTCATCAGGCAAGAGAATAATAAGGGACCTTCCTATTTCATCTACTGTTGTGGTGAAGTCTGTTCCCCTGATAGCTATATTAGCTGAAGGTGTTCTGATAGAGATGTTCTTTTTATCTATCTTACCTAACTTACCTGTAATAAATCTAGCAGTACCACTAGCCATTCGTAAAGCCAATTTACTCTTGGCTGGGTTAGGGTCATAGATATACTCATCAACTATTATCTTTGAGTGTTCTGTTAGTTTTAGGACAGAATCATCTAAGAAGGTAAGAGCCATACGACCATTACCTGTTCTTACATCGTCATTACTAAAGATACCTAAAGCCAATTCAGCTAAAAGCTTATCCCCATTCGTACTGCGTAATATCTCTCCA